CCCAACACTCTCGACGCTTCATTTGTCAAATTTAGAGAGGAACACGAAATCGTGATCCACAAAGGTGGGGAATGGGGTGAATTTAATCTGGGCTTCAGACAAAGCACTATGAATCTTGTCTCTGAGTTCATTATGATACTCAGGTCCATGATGATAAGCCTCTCTGAGAGCTCCATCACAATTTTCCAATAGGGCTTCTGTTGGAGTAGCGGTCTTACTCACCTTAACCCAGTTTAACATTTCAGTTATAACATAGGTTTCGATGGGTGCTACCATTACTCCAGACAGCTGGTGGTGTGGGGCGAACCTTCTTTTTAGGAAAGTGACGTCATAAATAGAGTTACAAGGTTGAATTTCTTCTCCCTTGTTGGCGCTGGTGATGACGATCCCATATCTAGCTAACGTACTAGAAATGGTGACTCCATTAAACAAGTGCAATAGATGTTTAGGCACTGTCATGATGAGGTCGTCTCCATAAAAGAGGGCTCTGACGTATTTGTCAAATTGGGTGAATGATCGGTATTTCGGCTGATTAACCATGATCTTTCTCCAAGCTACGTATTGATATCGCTCATTATCTTTAGAATTAAAGATTGTTGTTATGACATCTCCACTAGCAAGGGCGGCAATTGATTGCATTACTACATTCGCTATCTTCATGTTCTTGAAGATCGACTCCTCCATCAGAGAGATTCGCACAACATCGTGCCATTCTCTCCAAATCTGTCCAGTCCGGGCGGCTTCGAATTTATACCAGGCATTAGCTTCGATGATGTTAGCTCGTAACACATCTGCCATTTGTCCGGCATCAAACGCTTCGTAGTCAAGTGCAATCGCGGGCACGATGCATTCACTGATGAATTTTTGGTTTTGGGGAGTTTGTTGTTCTAGCCAATTAACAAACTCGGGGTCGGTGGGTAATTTAGATCCTGCTACCTCAAACAGAAAATCGAAGAGTTCAGTCCAATTTGGTCCAACTGCGTCTGTACCGATGGCTTGTCTTGCTTGGTATTTAGCGCTCATTAAAGCAGCTAAATATCCTCCTAAGAACTTGCGCATTTGATACGTGTGTGCGAAGTTGCAAATTGTAAAAACTCGGCTTTTTCCTTGTTGAATTTTAGCGATCTTTCTCCTTTCACTCTTAATACCATATACGAAACAATCCTTACCAGGAATAAAACCAGCGCTAAGCATGTTTTCTCGCCTGAAGAGTTGTTCAGTAAACTGAGTATCGGGTCTGAGTGAGTATTGAAGGGTCTGTGGATCTTGATTAACCCAGTGTGTTTTACCAGACACACCTGGAGGTT